AGATGCTCCGATCTCGCCATCCGGGCCACCAGACTTCAATACCCTATAATACCAAAAATTGACATTTTTCAGATGATACAATATTCTCGGCAGATGGGTACCTGCCGGGAGTTTTTTAGATCGCGATCAGATCTTTCCAGGTCTTTTCACCTGCTATTCCATCTGCTTCCAGGACTCCTTTTCTGGACTTCTGGTAAGTCTTGAGCGCGTAGATCGTATTTTCATCTGCTTTTCTAGAAAGTGTCAGGGTTTTTCCATTCTTTCCTTTGAATCCTCTGGCAATCAGGATCTCCTGCAGTAAGAGGACGGATGTTCCTGTGCTTCCTAATTTAACAAGTTTTGGTTCAAACATGTAACCATCTCCTTTCGTGGTAGTTGAAGTGTTGGTCGCTGTATTACTTGATGTGTTAGTTGATGCACTTCCCATGTAAACTGCAGTCTTCTTTACGAATCCCGGCCAGAGCCCTTCGTCAAGGATCCTACGCGGGCAATGTTTCCTGGATGCATCATAGTGACGTTTCAGATGATCAGTTGACCAGCCATACTGTTTCAGAAGGTATGCTGCCAGCTGTTCAGCTTTGTCCACTGCTTTGTAGTAATCTGTTTCCGGATTTACGCAAATCTCAATATTGATAGAGTTCCGGTTCGTGATTCCGTATTTTCCTTTTCCGTCTCCTACAGCCCAGGCGCCATCACTATGTTCTAATGTCTGATAGATACTTTCAGAATCTACATAATAATGGACTGTACCGGCAAGGTTTCCATTCTTCATGGCAAGAGCATGTGCTCTGGCATTCGCTCCTTTGCTCCAGTTGTCGGTTTCGTGAATCACAACATAGGCAGGTTTGTTCTGACCGATATAGCAGTTCTTTTTGCTGATCATCTTCTTGATGTTTACTTTCACTGTGTTCTCCTTTCCTGATGTGGATGTTCCGGAATTCATAGTCAGAATACTATTCAGAATTGTGATAATCTTCTTTCCATAGTCCTTTCCGGCAGCCCATCCATAATGTTGTGGATTTTCCTGGATGCCGAGATATTCCACATACTCTGCACATCCCCTGGTCACATATGTGTATCGTGGATCTACAACAGTCTGTTTCAGACGGCTGGTAGATGCGTATGCCTGCAGGTGCTGGATCTGTGCCCGGATGCCTTCGGCTGGGGTCTTGAAACTGTTGCCTTTTACTCCATTCTTGGTCACTCCCATTCCACAGAAATTATTCTGGTCCAGGGTAACTGCTGACTCTGAGAATGTGAAGTTGCCTGTTTCCAGACAGCTCTGAGCAAAGGCAATGTCACCTCTTACTCCCTCGATTGCTCCTTCAGAAATGTACAACGGAATCATCTTGATAACCGAATCGGGCGCCTTTGGATTAACTTTTTTGATATAGGTCTGCATCTGCGTTACGGTAGCTGCAGCCTGTCCCATAATCTTTAGCATTTGTATTCCTCCACTAAAAAGAGGACGATCACTCGCCCTCTGAATCTTTATATTTCGTTCTATCCCAGATACTCTTGACTTTTTCCCAACCGCCTGTTGCCACTAAATAAACTACGAATGCGGCAATAAAAGAAGCAAATATATAATACCAGGTGATTACCATCTTATAATATGTACATAAGATGATCAAAGCTACCGGGCACAGGATCAGCGATGTGACCAGTGCCACGATACTTGTTGGAATCTTATTGAGTCCCGGCATTTCCTTGATTACCTGCACGATGATCGACACCAGAAATGCAAGCACTCCGATCAGTGCCAGTCCATAGGTTACATACTGCATCATTACGTTAATATCCATATTCATTCTCCTTTTCGCTTGATATGCAATTCTTCAATTTCCTGTTTCATTTTTGTTACCATCCCGTTCCCGCCCAGTGCATGATATGCATCATACATCTCACAGAAATTCTGATATGCATATGATGGGATGTCACCCAGCTGCATATATTTCGCATGATACTCGATCAGCTGTGTACGGAGCAGGAGCATTGTACCTTTACTGTTGGCATCCCTGTCTTTTTTCTGATTCTTCAAAAGCCATACAATATATCCCAACAGGGCCGGTAATACAATAGTATATGTCTGCATGAGTATTTCTTTCACTTTTTCACACTTTCTCCGGTTGCGCCGGCGCAATTTTAAGTAAAATAAATAGAGCCTCACGGCTCCGCTCTGATTCTCTCCATATATTGTCCTCAAATTCGTTCTTTTGTCTGATCTTCTATTGCTTTTACGTGATTAAGCATATCACCTACAGCATAAAATGTTGGTGCTTTTACATTTCTTTTTACAATAGCACCATTGTCATCTACCTCGTTATAAGTAGTAGTAATGGAATATTCTCCACCCTGATTGATGATGCTGATAATCTTAATTACTTTCATTGATCAATTCCTCCATTTCTTTGTCGTAGTCTTCGACAATCGTGTCGATAATAATGTTATAGTCCTTCTGGGCATCTCTGGCATCTTTCTGCGCTGCTTCCTGTACTTCTTTCTCGTCTAGTCGCAAGTGTTCAAAGCTTTTCTGGATACACTTAACCTCCCAGGAAAACTTTAAATTCGGTGTCCCCCTGACTGTAAAATAACTTTCTTCCTTTTCCGCTACCCATATATCACCATCTCCTTCCTTCTGTAGAAATACCTGGTATTCAATTCCGGAATTTATTGTTTCCGAAAATTCCGGATCTATATCAACAATCGCAATTCCTCTATCATTGGTCTTCCCACAGCCAAGATCTCCAAACATTGGTGTCGGAGTTTCGTAGCAGTACAATAGCCGATCAGAGAAATTCTCCGTTCGGGCTACGCGTGATTTGGTTCCACGGACTTCTAGGTTTCCTTGGAGTTTGATTGCATCTTCGCCATCGTCTGAAAAAGAATCATAAAACTGAATACGGGATGAAGACCCTGCACTGATAAGCAATGCAGCGTCTCCTCCAACAATGCCACCATCAACAGTCAAATAGTTTGTCCTTGTCCCATCTGGTGACAATTCAGTTATATGGTCATCATCGTCATCATTGAAATATATTCGGTCATTTGCCGGATCTAAAGTTAATTTCTGATCATTAGATTTTATAATCCCGTCTTTAACTGTCCAACCACCCAGAGTTCCATATGTAGCCACGAATGAACCGTCTGTGAGAATCTGGAAATAATTATTTGCCGTAACCAGTCCATTAAAATTGATTTTGTTTGCACTAATAGAAACCTTTTCAGAAGACTGATTGATTGATGAAATGATTCCATTCTTAGATACTTTAGATTCAATAGAACTCTGAAGGATATTTATCTGGCTATGTGTTGATTCTATGATATCCTGCTTTATCTGAACATTTGTTACATAAAGAACAGATGCGTTAGAAGATGTCACAAATTGAATGGTATGTTTTCCTTTTTTCAGTTTTACATCAACTGAAAATTCTTTCCATTCCTCAGACATTTCCGATGAATAAAATGGTTTGATTGTAGTATCGTCAATTTTTATATTTAGTGCAACCTTTTCAGGACTAGCAGCCTCAAATATTATCGTATTAGATTCATCTGCATCAACCGTATAATCATAATTCATCCAAATTGAATTCCCAGAAACCAGGTAAGCACATGTTTTCCTAAGTAAGTTATACAAGGTTTTTTGCCGGCATATGCAACCCAGCCAGTAAATGTTTCAAATGTTCCATTTTTACAATAATTAGTACCATATATTTTTTCACGCACATCTAGTTTGATTTGATCAGTCTTCTGGTCAATCATGCTCTTCGTTTGCTCTGTGGTCGAATATCCACTAAGCGTATCAGTCTTAACATAAGTTTCTGATACCGCAGTGCTTAATCCATCTACCTGTGCTTTTACATAAGTTTGCATTGATTTGGTGGTGCTATAGTCATCATTAATTGTTGTAGACAACTGCTGTAGTTCCCCTGAAAATCCATCTACTGCAGATTTATATTCACCGACCTTTGTGTCCAGAGAAGTATATTGTTTACTTACTGCATCATATTTTCCGGTTACATCTGTATACTTCTGATTGAGGCCTTTTACGGTCTGCTCCGTGGATGCCATCCGGCTGTACATGGTCTTGTTGCCGTTCTGCAGTTCTATCAGTTCGCTCTCAGATATCAGAGCACTGATCTTGCCCTGTTCGACTTTGAAGCTTGTTTCCAAGCCTTGAAATCTTTTCAGTGTACCAGATGGAGCAAACAGTGTTATTTCTTTTATAAATCTCAAAGCATTTCCCTCCTTTCGAAAAATGCATAATAAAAGACATCCGATGTGGATGCCCTTTAGCATGAATTTTTCTTTTCTTTATAAAATAGTAAGCCTCAAATTCCTGAATTTTCAGGTAATATAGATTCTTTAAACGGAAGATGCATTGTAGTTGCAACCGCTAAATCTACTGGAACCTTCCCTAAAAATCTTTCTGGAAACAGGTATCTTATAATGTGCGATTCCGTGGTAGGTCCTAATGGGATTATATATGGTATCCAATTGGCTGCTTCATTCGGATCAAGCAACATTGCAGTCCGAAACTCTGGCTTCAATGATAATGGCTCAAAAACATATGGAGACTGGCGATATATATAATAGCAATCTCTTTTTATTAAAAATATAAAATAGTAACCGGTTAAAACCCTTTTATAAAGGTATGATCACCAATGGACTAGTTACTGTTCCTCTTGTTCCGGGACTTTATCTAGTTTCAACGTATCGTAGTGGAGGATACAAGATAAGTTCATTATCTATAGTTAATATTCAGGCACAGGACGGTTCTTTTATCGAAACGCTTGTTAAAGGTGTGGATTACGACAGCACCATTGAAATGAAATATACTGAGAGAAACATTTCATTTCAATATAAGATTAGCTTATCTGGTGAATGTACAATCGTTATATTCAAGTTGGTTTAAAGATTTATGAAATATAAAATAGTAACCGGCTCAGGAGCTCAGAAAACATAACTTCTGGTTCTGATCTTGCTGAAGATGTACTTATAAAATGTGACTATGGAGAAATTAGGTTATTCACAATACAAAGCACAGTAACTATCAATCAAGGTTCTCCGGATGGCAAAGGCGGATTTCTACTTGTATATCAAAGCAAAGCCGGCAGCGAATACAGAATTGTTGTGCTTTTTTCTTACGCTGAAACTATATGGATGAAAATCAAATCTACTACTTGGGGCGAGTGGAAAAAAATACAATTGTCTTAAAACAAAATAGTAAACTGCCTGGTATCCGTCGATGCTGATTCAGAGAATATAAATTTGAGGATCAAAAAAATTTACTATTGGAATAGTGGAAGTAAACTCGTTGCCGTTTGTGAAGATAAAGATGGAAATATAGAAAATAAGTTTATTTAAACCTACTCCTGTTTAGTCTGCGGGAGTGCCTTTCCATTCTCTACCGCCTTCTCTTCCGAAATCTTCTGCAAAAGTGCATACTCAATAAGCTGCCATCTCTGCCAGCTTCGAAAATTCATATGAATCCATCCAGATCAGGCTATGTATCTTCGGAATGATGCCCGTACATTTTCTTCTGATACTGTAACATACATCATGGTCGTATCTGGTTTTTCGTGTCCTGCATAATGCTGGATTTCTTGCAGTGGAATACCTCGATTACCGGCATCGGTCAGCAATGTTCTTCGGAACTTGTGTGGATGAGCATGAATATCAGTCTTCTGTCCGAGTGTCCGGAGCATAGACTGTATAGCCTGCTTGCCTAATCTTGTATGTGGTTGTTTAGAACTCACAAACAATGCCGGATTCGCGTCATTCCTGGATAACAGGTATTTTCTCAGATGATATGCGCATTCATCTGTGAGATACACTTTCCTCTCTTTCTTGCCCTTCTCTCCGTAGATGATAATCTCGTTTCTGTTCCAATCAATATCTCTCCTATCCAACCGTACCACTTCACCAATTCTGGCTGCTGTACTGTATAAAAACTCCATGATTGCGATATCCCTCTGGCACCGTGCAGAGCAACGCAAATGCTCGCGCTCTGCCGGTGTAAAAGGTTTCTTAATCTTCTGTGGTACCTTGATTTTCTTAAGACGCCGCATAGGATTGATGTTGATGTATCCTTCATCCGATATCCATGCAAAGAAGCTGCTCAGATACCGTCTGATCGTATCCATGTACGATATTGATATCTTTCTTGTTTCCTGGTACATTGCCAAATAATACCGAATATCATTGGTTGTGATGTCCTGCAGGCGTTTATTCAATGATGTGATCAATTTGGTCACACATTCTTTGTATCTGTCCAATGTGCCAAGACTGCAGTTCTCGATTCTCTTACTGGCCAGGAATGTGTTCAGGATCTTTTGCCATCGCAGCTCGCTTGTTACAAGCTGCGTGCACTCTTCCTGGATCTCGATTCCGTGGAATTCGATTGCCATTACATTCTCCAACTTCTGCAGTTGTTCATTACTTAGTGTTTCTGCCATCTTTTCCAGTATTTGATTCTGGATCTGGTCAATTTTTGTCATATAAAAAGCACCTCCTACAGTGCTATTTTGCCATGTAAGAGGTACTGTTCACAAACCAATTAAACAGGAGTTCTGGGCCGCATATAGAATATACTTTTGTAGCTTCCAATACACCGTCCATCATATCCATGTTGTCGCAAACGTTTCGTTGTTATGTTCTCCATCATTTTTTTGATCCTTGCTATTTTAAAGAAATTCCTCTTGCACTAACTTCGTTCATTCCTGCCTTACTATAGTTTACCCATACATAATATGTACTGTCTGTGTTATTTATAGGAGGAACGCATGTTACTATAGCAGGATCTCTTTCTGCCTTATCAATTACTGTATTATCTGTGCATTCGGTTTTTGAATTCGTTACAGCAATCTGCGAAGGTTTTGATTGCTGATAACAGGCTTTTATTTGCACAATAAAAATGTTTCCTTTTGGGACGGTAAATTCTAATCCACTGTATACAAACTCTCCGGCTTTTGAAACATTCGCTCTTTTTGATATGTTGATTATTTCTATGGTTTTTTTACTATTTAATTGGTTTAAAGCCGCCAAAAGTGTCATATTTCCCTGATCCAGTGCGAAGGTCTGGGATGTCAAATTTTTGAGGATCTGAGTTGTCAGGTCCTCAAGGGTGATAATCCCGCCTTCATTTGTTGTCGGATCAATAAAAATCAGTTCTTTTCCTTTTGGAATCTCTGTTACTTTGGTCAGTCCATTCGCGTTCTGACCGTCCTGTGGTAATGCCATATTTTTTCTCCTTTCTGGTGTCCGATTCGGACACCTTACGCATCTACATTTACGCACATGGCTTTGTTTCCGATCACGAGAAGCTTATCTCCTACTGTAAGAGCCATCTGCACATATCTGATAAACTGTCCGATTACAACTCCACCGAACATATAATCATCATTGTTTACTGTTACTGAATATCCATACTGAAGGAATGCTTCTCCCTGCTCTGTCCTCCTGCTCCAGGAGAACCATGCTGCCGGATATTCCTTCGTGACTTCTCTGCCGGCTTTGTACAATGCCGCTGATACAGTCGTTGTTCCGTCTCCATTATCCTGGCACTTGGTGTTGTACAGGAGCGTTCCATCGGTCACTCCCTGCAGGTCTGTTGTGGTCTTGGATAATTTCGTCTCAAAGCCTTCCATGCCACTCTTGATCTCAGTTACTTCCTGTGAAGTAGTCTGAATCGCTTCTTTTGCTTCCTGGGCTTTTTGGTCCACCGCCGCAATGTCCTGTGCAAGTCCTGCAGCATCTGATATGATTGATACAGTCTGAGTGTCCAAGAGCTGCACTCCGGAAGAATCGTACAGGGAACACCGGATGATCTGCACATCCGGAGATGATGGTGTGTATACCGTCAACAGTTCAGCGGATGAGGAGCCATACTTGATCTCATAGGTCTTTCCGGAATCCTTTGATTCTTCGATTTGAAATTTTCCGGAATAGCTGCTCACGGATCCATTGTCATTCTTGTAGGCCGAGAACGTCACATTTGTCGGTTCCAGCGTTTTATCATCTTTCTGCTTCCGGATAATCTGAGTACTAACTCGAAGGTCATAACTTAGACCAATCTTTCCGTCTTTTGCCTTGGAGACCGAGAATCGTTTTGTGATCCAGGAGCCCATAGATTTTACAATCAATACTTTACCGCCGATCACAAGTCCCTTTTCACCTACCAGCAGCACCTTTCCTTCTAAGCCGTACAATGCTGAGATATCTACATAACCGCTGTCCGTGGACATAGCAGTTACCTGGTACTTTCTCAGCTGTGGATTCCATGTGCCAGTGATTCCATCTGATGCAGTTGTGTGGATCTCATCGATATGATCAGATACATCCGTATCGCCCAGGAACACTGAGAATACTGTATAACATGAACTGTAGTCTCCGCCGGATCCATCCGTGTAGGTATGGACCACATGAGCATCATTATTTAGTGATGCTGACATTGCGTCCAACGTTGAGATTCCGGATAAGGTTTCCAGTGCTTTCTTGGCTGCGTCTGCCGCCGCAGATGCACTGTCTGATGCAGAGCTTGCCGTGGATTCAATCTCGGTGATGTTCTTGGTCATCTTGGTGTAAGCCTGGTTCAGGCTCTGTCCGGAATCATCCAGCCAGATACGGTTACTCTTGATGACCTGAGTACTATCATTGATTGCTGTGAACAGGCTGTCTATATCCAGCTTGGAAGCGGCAATGTTGGCTGTGTCAGAAACCATCTCATTCACAATAAGTCCATCAGCAATCGCTCCTGGCTTCACACCAGTGGAATCGATCAGAGTTCCTTTGCCAGTCTCATCAAAAAGTGCAAAGGTAAAATCCCCTTTGGCATCCCTGCCAGCCTGCATCCGGACTACTCCATTGGCATCTTTCCACTGCTGGGTTGCTCCAGATATCTGGATGCCTCCATCGTCTGACATGATCTTGAATTTGTTGGTGCTGATTGTACCAGCCAGAAGATCTCCAATGGTAACGGACTGCATAACTGCTGTTCTGATCAGAGCCGTATCGATCACTGCATTGTCGGAAGTAAGATGAATATTCTGCAGGTCACCGATGCCGGCATCTCCGGAAAGAAGGTTCCTTATGTTGGCATAATTGGAATCAAGGACTTCAATCTTGCCGTTCACTGCTGATAAATCTGTGGTTCGTAATTTGCCAATATCAGCTTCTGCTGCCGTAAGTCTTTTGGTGTAGGTCTCTTCAAATTCTGCAACATTTGCTTTAAGCGTTCCAAACTCACCTTCAACTGCAGTCAGTTTTCCGGAAACCTGTACATATTTCGTATTGAGTTCCTGTATGTACACAGAATTGACGATTCCATCTTCCAGATCAATAACCTGCCTGCTATAGATTCCATCAATCGTATCACCATCAATCTGGCCATTATCGTTCGTGATGTTGTCAACAGTATTTGCAGTATCTTCATATTTCTGTGCAAGCTCATCAAACGTCAGGACTTTATTCGCCAGTGTACAGCTGTTCTTTTCCGGTGCATCCGGATAGGTCTTCATCCTTACAATACGCTGTTCTTCTCTGGTGTCAGTGAAATCGTCGAGTAATGTCACCGTGTCGCCTATGCCATATTCGAGAATGCTGTATTTTTCAGAATGCTTTGCCAGGTCTATCACATTGGCCGAGTATGACGTATAAGGCTTGCTCATGTCTTTAAGCTTTGCCTCTGCATCCTCTTTTAATGATTCCGGAACTGTATATCTTTCGTCTTTCCAGATACACCTTTTGACTTTTGAGCTGTATTGATGGTTTTCCAAGTATGTCTTGCCATCATTCACCGTCTCAATCGTTAATCCGTCTTTGCCATATGGCTCTATCTCTGTATAAAAATCATATGAAGTTGACTGTACAGTAAGTTGTGTAAGATTCAGCTGGTTCGAAAAGTAACATCCTTTGTCTTCACCAACCGAAGTATATACATTAACTATCTGGTCCTTTGAATTGATCGTAATCTCACACCTGTATGTTTTAAGTGCCTGTTTCAATACGTCCAGTGCAGAAACGTTGGACATTGATAACGTTCTTTTCTTGCTTACTTTGCATATTCCAATTGTCCATCCGGTTCCCGCAAATGCAAGCTGCAGGGCATTTCTGATAGTCTGCTCTTCTGATCGGAACTCGCGAAAAGCTTTGCCCTCCAGTGATTCCAGATCCAACTGTGCCAGGATCTTGGCTGTGCCTCCGGAATTCTTTTCAATCTCTTTTACAACATAACGGTCATCCTTAGTCTCAATATATCCTTCGTTTACTATTGCATTTCTTATATTTCTGTAAGGTGCAGAAAAAGAGAGTGTTCTGTCATCCAATTCCAGAGCACTCTCAATACATAAATCCGTATATTTTTTCAGTCCCTTTACCGGGACTTTGTTTTTATCCAATATTCTCAGCATACAATACAAAATCCCTTCTGAGTCATTTGTTATTCAATAATCGGCATCAACAACACGATCTGATTTGGCGTGATATGCATCTTGGAAACTTCGTTCTTACTGAAATGTTCTACTTCAACATCATTTTCTGTCTCCATGAGTGTCTTTATATCCCGCCCATATTGTTTTGTATCAAGGATCTTCACTCTTCCATCACTGCTCGTGATAAGTTCACCGTTCTTATCTTTTTCTCCGTATTTTTTCAAAATGTCGTTCTCTACTTTGACAACCGGTTCTGCTGCCCGCATTAATTTGTAATTATTGTTTGCTATTTTAAAAGCAAGCTGCCAGTCATTAATTTCTTTATTTCCGGCAATAGTCAGCGCCTTCTGAATTTCTTTGATCGTTTCATTTTTTAATTTCATGTCGTTCTCCTATACATATCTTGGTTTATATTTCAGTGTAACTGCGCATTTGTCACTCGAACAGCTTATTGTATTTGTGCCTGGTTTCAGTACCGGGAATTCCCACATATCTGCATCGGCAAATTTATTCAATCCTTCCTGCAGTACTGTACAATCCTCACCATTAATGATAACCGTTTTTCCGGCTTTAAGATTCCTGATCGTAATCGTCTCCTTTTCTCCGGATATACGATTATAAGCTGCTCCAGTAATTTCCACGGATCCCAGATCTACTGATGGCGCGATTTCCACGATGCAAGGCGCCTCGTCATTTCCTTTTACGGTTATAGACTTTATTGTATTTGTCATATTTATTGATATCTCTTTGCCAAATTCATATCCTATAAAATTCAGCGTCACCTCGTGACATTTACGTTTAATAGCCTCTTTCACTGTTATTTTATCCAGTACGCATTCAAAACGATTCGAATATCCGTCAAGTTCCAGTTCCAGCTTTTCATACATGATTGCCAGTAGATCACTTCGATTATGTATAACATCTTCCTTTCCTTTGCCATATACTGCAACAGCCACGGTTATTGTCTTAAATCCTTTTGTGCTCTTTTCCATAACAGGTGTTTCAAGTGCTGCTGGCCACTCACTTTGAGAATTAACTTCTCTATGTTCTATTTCATATCTCAACTGTTTTGCTGAAAATATGCTTATATCGATACCATTGACTTTCATCTCATCCTCCTTGTTCTCAAAGCAGTATTATTGGATATTTTCTCTCCAAGTGCATCCGCTGCCTGATTCTGATCAACATAAGCCATATATTTCTTTTCTGCAATTATCTGCAGATATGGCAGATATTCCATTAAAGCATCCATAGTTTTTTCCGGAACTGCAGTATTCCTGGTTTGTGTCTGTCTTTGGAGATTATCTGGATAGCTCATGCTTTCACGAATGATTCCATTGACATCCTCCATTTTATTTTCGTATCCTATTCCAAAACCCTCTGCAGTATAGGACCCAATCTTTTCAAATACCTTTGATGGACTGTGTATATCCAGCCGGCTTCTTGCCTCATTAACAGCCGATGCACACATATTCGCTACTGCATTTATTACGCTGGACCTTCCTGCTGTGATTCCATTTGCCAGACCATATGCCATATTTAACCCCATATTGTATATTGCATTGGTATCAACTGACTTTGTCATGGATCTTGTTGCATTTGTTCCAATCGCCGCTGCAATCGTCTTTACGCGTGGGTTTCCCCGCTGTAATGCATTATAAATTGCTTTAACAGTATCATTTCCAAGTTCCACCGCCATATTAACTGCCGTACTTTTAGAATCTTTTATTCCAAGTGTCAACCCGGATACAATATATCTGCCTGACTGCCTCGTCTTTTTAGATGGTGAAGCTACTCCAGATGCTTTATTTATACTGTCAATCGTCTTGATTCCAAGATCTTTGCCCTCTTCTGTCGCCTGTTTCTGAGCCTCTTGCATTCCCTCAACCAAACCTTGCACGGTATATTTACCACTCTCGTTGGCTTGCATGTTCATAGACTGTCCGAGTTCCTGCCATGCATTTTCTCCTCCTGCTGCCAATTCTCCTACAGCCTGTGTCAGGTCCTGCCCCCACTGCTCACTCATTGATTTAATATCTACGCTTTGTTTCCATAAATCATTTGCCTTCGCCAACTCGTCCGTGGTCATAGAATTGAATGCCTGCACATATGTTGAGCCTTCAGGTCCCATGTCGGCCAGCTTCTGCAGTAATCCCTCGTCGACACCTTTTTCAGCAAGTTCAGTTAGGTTCTGTTCCCAATTCCTTACACCATCAATCTGGCTCTGCATATTTGATAATAAAGTGTCTTTGGATATTTCTGTACCGGCATTAAACTCTTCAAACATATTCATCTGAGAGTCAAGGCTATTCTGCACGCTTTCCTGCATTGTCAGAACTGCATTCGTCACATCAGTTGCCAATGTCTGTTGTGCCTGTGAAAGGCTGTTGAATGCCTCAAGCTGTTGTCCTGCAGTCTCTATGCTCAAACTGGCTGCCGCCTGTTGCTGTTCCACAGCCTCTGTATTGGTATTAACCGCATCTGTATTGGCATCGGTCGCATCAGTGTTATTTTCTGCAGCCACAGTATTACTCTCAATATATTCTGTATATGTATTGATTTCTTCCTGTGCATCATTGACAGAATCATTTAATTTTTTCTGAGCTTCTTCCTGTTCTCCTTTTTTCTCAGTGAGAACCTGTTCGTCTTCTGCCATTTTCATACAGGCATCTGATACAGTCATCAATGCACCGTTATATTCAATCTGGGCTTCTGATGTATCATAAATCTTGGCCAGAAGTTCATCTGCTGTCTCAGTTCCCGCATATTCTGCATCATTGAGTTTTCTCTGGGCTTCTTCTCTTTCCTTTTGCTTATCAAGTACAGCCTGTTCAGCTTCTTCTCTTTTTTTCTGGATCTCATTCAGTGCATCTGCTGTCTTCTGGAGCTGCTGTTCTGATTTTGTCTGTTCAATTTCAGCATCAACAAGTTTTTCTGTTGTCTCTTTGACTGCTTTCTGAACAGCCTCAATCTTAGCCATCTCAAGAGAATTTTGTATATAGTTCTTCATTTCTTCGGAACCCATACTAAGTTTTCCGGTTACAGAGTCAATCTCTAGTCCCATGTCCGGAAACATTGTATTCAATTCTCCAACTACTGTTTTCATTCTATTTTGCTCAGCAGTTGTTAATTTGGTTTTGCTTGTCAGTGCATCCAGTTCATCAACCAACTTATATGCTGTAGCTTCACTGGCAGCATTTCCTGATACTGCATCTTTGATACCATCGGTAGCCTTATTCAGAGCTTTCGCTGCTTTGCCTGCACTTTCATTGACATCATCCGCTGCATCTGCCAATTCATGCGTGGAATCTTTTGCTATCTCAGTATTTTTTGAGAAAACAACCAGTGCAGTTGTAAGGGCAACAATTCCCCCTACAACGAGCGTGGCCGGATTTGCCAGCATTGCAAGATTGAAGCCGCTCTGGGCAACAGTTGCACCTTCCGTTGCTACAGTCATTGCTGTTTGAGCAGTCGTTAATGTCTCAATTGCTTTTCCTGCTTCTGATGCAGTCTTTAGTGTTTTTACCGCACTATATACCTTTAGGATCTGTGGTCCGGCGATTCCTGCCGCAGCTCCTACTGCGCCAACAACTGCTGTAACTTCTTTTACTGGTTCTGGTAGTTCCCGAAACTCCTTCGAAATCTTTTTTACTGTATCAGTAGCAGAATCAATCGCTGGTGCTAACACTTCAAAAAACTCTCCTACTAATTCTGAACCTGCAGTCTTCAGATTATTTGCTGCTACAGTTGCTTTATCCCATGGATCCAATGTAGTTTCAAATGTATCCTCTACTACATTTTTGTAGTTATCCATAGAATCTGACAAATCATCCAGGCTGATTCTGCCCTCTCTGATTCCGTCAGCCATAACCTGAGCGCCTTTGCTTCCAAAAGTATCCTGCGCCAATGCAAGAGCTTCTGTGCTAGTCTTCGCTTTTTTAATCCTGTCAATTGTCTTTTCAAGTCCCTGCCTTGCACTCAGCCCTTCTTTTGCATAATTATTTGTAGCTGTTTTCAGTCCTTTTAATGCAACTCCAGCATCAACACCATTTGTCTCAAATATTGCAAGTAAATTGGCTGATTCTTCCACGCTAAGGTCTAACTCTTTAAACAATGCCGCATTAGAATCCAGCTGCGACATCAGCTCAGTCACGCTTTTTCCGGTTTCCTGTCCTCTCTGTGTCAATAATCCAAGAAATCCGCTAGTCTGTTCTGTAGTGATTCCAAACTGTTCCATAATTCTGTCAGATACATCGATAGATTCATTAAGATCCGTATCATTGATTTCAGCAAATTTCATGAACTGTTTTGATGTGTCCTCCAGAACTTTTCCGGTTTGTCCAAAACGTGTATTTACTTCTCCGATTGCTGTTCCGACATCCTGCATATCTGCAGGCATGTCCCCGAAAACATTATTTGCACTTTCCTGAAGACTATCTAATGCTTTTCCTGTTGCACCGGTCTTGGTGACAATGGTGTCATAGCCTTCATCCAATTCCTTCGCCGCATCATATGCACTGGAAGCCAGATCACGCATCTTTCCGGAAATATTGTCTGCAATCTCGCCAATCTTTTCCGTGACAAAAATCTTATTGACTGAAGTATTCAGATTATCGGTTGCTTCTGCTGCCACATTGACTTGTTTTCCGAATGCATCGATTGATGTTGCGCACCCATCAGCGGACTTTTCAGCTTCCTGCATATACGCACTGTTTTCACTCAATGCTCTTGTTGCAGTGATTGTCTGTGCTTCAGCATTATTCAGACTCTTCTTCCAGTCCTGTACACGGCTTTCTGCTTTCTGATAACTAACTTCGCCCTTCTCCACAGTGGTAGATAACTCTGATACAACCTTCTGCTGTTCGGCCATAGTCTCCTTCGTTGTATCCTGTGATTCTTCCATTTTCTTTAATGTTTCCTGGGCTTTTGACAGTTTGGTTTTATACTGTTCCAGTTCAGAGCCTACCCGGTTATAATCTTCCTGTGCATGTTCCAGACCTTTTCTTACAGCTTCTTCTTTTTTTGCCTGTTCATTTAAAGTACGCTGTAAAACATCATGCTTTTTTCTTAACGCTTCAAGTGTATTCGCACTTCCTGTCGTCTGAGCACTGACCAGTTTCATTTCTGATTTCATTGTTGCCAGTGATTTATTGCACGATGTTACCGCTGTCTTAAATTCTCTCTCTCCATCCAGCGCAATAATTGCACCTATTTTTCTCTGCTTTGCCATGCTCAGTCTCCTATTTTAGCAATAAAAAATCTGCTTACCATCACACAGTAAGCAGATCTTATTTTTTTATAATCCACGGATCATTTAACAGATTTGCAACAAACCTCGCTCCCATGATCCATATCACAGCTTTCCAAAAAAGATATTCTATAGAAAATAGCAGGACTGCTGCTATTGCAAATGATAATATAAGCAATGCCGGTTGCATATCAAAACCTCCAAGGCATGCAACAAATACAAATAAAGCAAGTACAATCGTACTTCCCGCATGATATTTCATCCATCGTATTGCTTTTTGCTTTCCATTCATAAAGAGTCACCCTTTTTATTATACGAAACTTTTCTTGTTGCTTATATTATACTCCTTGTAGTCTTACAAGTCCATAAGTGAAACTTCCTTTTTCTCTTCAAAAAGACACCTTTTGGTCTTGAAATTATAGAAATTACGATATTCAGCAAACATATCACACCATTTTCCAAAATACATTTTTGATATTTCATTTTCTGTATAGCCTATTTCATGGCCAATGAGAATAACCCACGCAAAATTTATGGTGTTTTCTCCTTCGTCTCCTTCTGCGTGGGGTTCTGGTTTTTTCTTTTAAAGCATCTCATAAACTCTTCGTGTAACAAATCACTTAGTTCTCCAATACTGATATCCACCATCCGGATCAGATCTTTTTCAGAGTACTTTGTTTCCTGTGCGCTGCATTCAATTCCTTCTTTTATAAATTCCCACAGTCCATAATGTACGGTCTTAATATCTGGCAGTGTCGATTTTCCAATACTCTTGCCATTTTCATTTGTTTTTGCACTTCCATCCTCATTATAGATCGGTTCAAAGCCAATCAACTTATTTTCAAATTCTGAGATATCTCCATAATCTTCCTGAATCTTTTCGAGAACTAACATATCACATCTGATCGGCAGTTTCACTCCGGACAGTTCAATATAGGCTAAATCTATTCCAAGCATATTCGTTCCTTTCCAGGGCTGGCATTCCTACCAGCCCTCTGTATTTTCTTTTCAGACAGTTTCCTGCGGATTAGTTACACCAAAGAATTTATAAATATAGTCAAGTGCTTCTTTCTCTGTATCAAACTGCTTGACCTTTTTCCATGTACCATCATCTTCCTTTAATGCGCGGCCTGAAATTGATGGAGTCTTATACTCAATAGAATCTCCTTTTGTAGAATATTCCTCAGATGGTTCGCTGTATTTTACCTTTACAAGAACATTCGCTGTAAAGAAACGTACCCCATCAATCTTTTCAACGGTTACCCATCCTGTACCCACATAGCTGCTTTCATCATTTGCATTCATTGTTACTTCTTTGCCTTCAGTACTCACTGTATATCCAAACATTTTTTCATGTGCTTCAATAGGAAGCGTACTCGTTCCAAGGGTAACATCTGCATAGTTAAATTCCTTGTCATATTCAGCCTGACCATCATCTGCATTTAAACTTCCTTCAGCGTAGTTAGGCGTTACATTTAAGGAAATCGCTTTACCTAATACAAATGGTGTGCTGTACTTTCCAGCTCCTGTTCTCTGTGCTATGATCGGTTTTCTTAATCCAATATATGCCATAATTCATCTCTCCTTTATTCTTCAATGCTACATTCAAAAATCATATGTCTGATAGTATTCTCATCTTCTGTCTGTATGATAACTTCCGGAAATGTGAAGCCAGCATCAAACAAAGCTTTGCGGATTTTTTTCTTCCAGCTTATATAAGATTCATTTGCTGGCATAAAAAAATGTATCTGCATACTGTTTACTACTGTTTCCGGTTGGTCATCAGCAAAATCAGTTCCATAATCATCAGCAAAATTATATGTCACAAAACGTTTAGCTCCACCTGTATACAGATCTGGTACACATGGAACTCCAAATGGTCTTATTGCCGCAACGATTTTTTCAGAAGTCTCCAAGTTTCTTCATCTCTCTTTCAAATACTTCCTGCATTTTTTCTGCCACAGCTTCCTCACTTTCTCTCACTGCCGGACTGATTACAGGTGTTGCTGTTTGTTTTGATGTTCCATATTCCAGATAACATGCTTTTTCCATATTGCTGACACCTTTATTGTCTTTTCCTGTTGGCCGAACAGAAATGCTGTACCCTTCTTTCGTCTGCTTCGCTTTCGAAGCTTTCATTGATTCAGCAAGGGCTCCTGTAGCCTTATGTGCTGCAGTCCTTTTTTTTACATTCTCTTCCAGGATGGGAACGACTTCTTCCAACATAGTTGGTGCAATCCGGTCAGTATCCAGTGTATTCAGGGCCGACATAAGGTCATCAATCCCCTGCATATTAAAATCTGCCATTCTCTCTCTTCTCCACCGTGAGTAATATCATACGGGATTTTTCCGGTTTAAACGTCTGTTTGATGTCATATATCTGACTGGTCGATTCATCGATTAGAAATGGGGCATTATTATATACACAAGCTGCGATTTCCACAATCATACTGGCATTGTATCCAACCTGCTGAGCTAAAATCTTATCCTGCCTGGTTGCATCCTTGAAACTTGCCCTGATACCAGTCATATATCCCCATTCTTCGTTCTCAAAACCTTCTGAATCTTCATTCGCAGTACGTTTTATCGGTAACGAAATGCTTTTGTTCCACATTATTCGTCCTCCATAGTCAACCGAAATACCTTCTGTCTGTAAAGCTTTAAATATATTTCTGTATCTGATCGGTCATCTCCCAGATATGCTTTTACATATAGTGTCACAGCTGTTGTTACCTGCGGATCTATGCCATTCATATCCAGTAATTTCTCCGGTACTCCTGAAGCTTTCATATCTGCTATACAGTCATTTATATATAATTGAATATCTGTGTCATAGATATCTATGTCCCCTGGTATTCCACATCGGCTTTTTATTTTTTCCAGCATTTAATCACCTTTTCAAGGCATGCCGGCATATTTTCCGGCATGCTCCATTTCCATCATTCAGTTGCTTCTGTAATGGTCAGAACACCATTTACAAATGCAGCATCATCTTTAGTCTTGCAGTCTTCTCTTTCAATTGCACGGAAAATTGTCAGATCTTCTTCAAATGCATTTAAAGTACCTGCTACTGCTGTATTTGAAGTAGTTAATGTAGTTTTCTTTCTGTCCCAGAATTTAATTCCCTCTTTCAGATCGCCAATGATCATTGGAATCTTTCTGTTTCCTTTAGTCGCTGTATCAGATGGCATATCTCCATTCGGGATTACCTTTACAGGAACTCTGGTTGCGCCGGCGCAAAGTACCGAATCCATAGGGTTTGATGGAGATGGTTGCAGAAGGTATTCACCCTTATCGTTTTTCAACGTATCCAGCCACTGAAGACCATCATCATTCGTAATAACTTTTGATGTTGGTTTAAATGCCTGTCCAAGAGTTACATTCAGAATTTTCTTTATATCATCCAGCGATGCGATTGCTGTTTCTTCTTTTTCTTTGATTACATCTCGAATAATCCTATTTCTGGTAACACGTGATTCATCACCGATCCAGATAATAAGAGCATCTGCAATATTGGCGTCAGAATCTTCCAGTAACTCATTAGTAACCGGATAATATCCTGTATATTTTTCAATTTCGTATCCCACACGTTCAAACTGTGGAGTATTTCCGGCTGGAATCTTCGCACCTTCTCCCACTTTTGTAAATCCAGTCTGCTGAGCTCGCTTTTTATAAGTTCTTGATCCTTTATTTGTAGTTACTACTTCCACATCGACCAGATCAACCAGTGAAAACTTCGCTGCCCTGCGTTCATTGATTCTTGTCTGAATATCTTCCGGAACTGTATAGCCACCGTCAGCTGCAGTACCTTCGTTCATAGAATTTCTGAATCCTTTTCTGGCAGCATCAGCAAACTCTTTTACTGAATCTTTTTTCTGATTAAGATTCACGCCTTTGTTTGTGTTATTTTCAAGATTCGTCACTGCTGTATCATCAATGTCTTTCAGAATGTCAAATTCATCCTGCAGTTTTTTGAGTTCATTCTTAGCTGCTTTCGCTTCCTCGATCTTCCCCTGATCAACCAGACTTCTTACTTCGACTTTCTTATTATTGATCTTATCCAGTAACTCTAATAATTTTTTGTTCATTTTTTTGCTCTCCTTTTGAATAAAATAAAGGATTCAGACTCCATACATGTCTAAATCCTCAATTAACTCTCTCGCTTCTTTTTTCTTGTTTTCTACATTTCTTTTTTCTTCGATTGCCTGCTGCCTCAATTCATCAGTCAGCCACATACCATTATAACTGTTTGTATACTGCTGATTATGCTGTTCTGACATAATCTCATCCACAAATCCATAATCAAGGCACTGGTTTGCAGTAAGCCATGTTTCTCTGTCCATGAGCTTAAGTATCTCATCTAAAGAACGTCCAGATTTTTCTGTATAAGCAGCTGCCAAAGCTGAATTCATCTGCTTCAGAATCTCTGCATTTTTCTGCATATCATGATAATCACCAGAAGCTCCTGACATAGATACATTATGTATCATGATCATTGCCACAGGACTCATCTGACACTTTCCAGCCATTGCTATGACACCAGCCGCACTTCCGGCCATACTCTGAATTTTGATCACGACATTTTTCTTCTGTTTAAGGGCACTATATATTTCCTGACCGGCCATAACAGATCCACCACCAGAATTCACAAGTACTTCGATTTCCTCATCTACTGCAGCGCTGTTTAAAATATCCGTCACATCGCGAGGACATGTCGCATCCATTTCAAACCAGTCGTAAATCCATTTATCATCATTGCTGATAATGTCTCCTTTGATATTAATCGTCAGCATTTCCTTCACCTCCTTTAGTATACTGGGCTCCAACTTGTGTTATAGGAATATAATTTCCATTGACCATCAATACATCTCCACCATCAGCTGCCGGCATATCGAGATATTCTCTAGCTTCATTTGGCATGTATATTCCATTATTTACAGCTTTTGAAAGATTTTCCATCTGAGTCTTACTGTCAGTTCTTAAGATTGACCGTTCATTGAATTTGTAAAACTTTTGATCAGCAATCTCATCCGGCATTAAGACTTTTCCATTGATTTCTTCCTCATACATTTTGATTCTGTATGACATGGTTTCTACTAAAAAAGCCAGCTGCTGTGTCTCACTATTTGAATAACTGGACTTTTCATAATTATTAATCTGGTTTGGCTTAATTCCAAACGCACCGGCAATCTGTAAAGCGCTGTATTTTCTCAATTCGAAAAACTGAGCATCTGCCAGGCTTACATTCAATGGAGTCAATGTCAATCCTATGGGAACCGGCACGATTTTTCCTGCATTCTGAGGTCCTGACAAACCATCGGCGAACTTTTTCTGTAATTTTTTCACTTTCTCATCGCTTAGATCTCCGGTGTATTGCATGGCCATTCTTGCTGTAAGCCCGTTTTCGTACAATTGATTCATATATCTCTGGCTGGCATTTGCTCCATCGACCGTATGAGACAATATACTTCTCACGGACTCTCCCATGAATCCATCCAGGCTGTACCAGGTTTTAAAATGCATCACTTCACTATCCTTAAACAGATACTGTTTTCCTGTTCTTGGATCACTATATCGATAATAAAGTTTTCCTTCTCCGCCCCAGATACCAACATCATCCATGATTGGAGTTACATAGTTACTCTGCATTGGCCACATATCCATAATCTGATATTGACCACCATATCTAGCCGGCAGGAACTTTCCTCTTATCCAGATATAGCCATTTCCATAGTGCTGACAATTCTGTTCAACTGTGGTCCACATAGTCGTTGGTGTCATATATGGATTTGGACGTACACTCATGAGTATCCCGGCAGTTGTAGGATCAGCACGGATCCGTCCTCTTTCTGTCTGTTGATAATATTTAAGTGGCATTTTCCCCAATGTTTCCGCAAGTAATTTCAGACACGTATAATATGTTACTTCTGATACTGCTTTATAATTTGTCGTAGATATTCCAAGCCACTCTAAAAGTTCTTTATCATTCAGTTCTACAGTTTGTCCTTTTAATGCCTGTATTGCATTTTTTATCCTTTTCGCAATATTCATTACCAGTCACTCTCCAAAAATTCATCTATTCCCTTCAATACAGAAGGGTAAAACTCATGATACATAGCGAGTTTGTATGCACACAAAACAGCATCAACGGGATCGATTCGCTTTGTTGTGGCATCTTTATCAATCTTGATCAATCCATTATTTTTTCTGATAACCGCATTGCTCATTGCAAAATTCAGAAGTGGATTATGCGTATACAAGATATTTCTTGAATATACCTGTTCTCTGAATCCCTGTGTAGATTCATTCAGTGATTTATGACTTTGATATACTTCTTCTACAACGTATCCCTGATCAGACAAATCCATCATCAATTTGCTTGCATTCGCTGGATCAAAACATAGTGTATGTATCTTCCATTCATTTTCTCTACATACCTTCAAAACATATTTCATTACAGCATCCTGATTAACAATCGGTGTCTCCGTGACCGTCAGGAATCCCTGTCTCTCCCATGCATCATAGTCTACTTTATCTTTTGCCTTCCTTTCACAAAGTTTTTCTCTGTTCGGTATAAACGAATGCGAATATACAATATATTTTACAATCGGTTCATCATTTTCATCCAGTTCTTCACTCTTAAATGGGATAACAAATGCTACTGAAGTTAAGTCAATCTTTGCCGACATATCAAATCCGACATATACATCCATCCCTTTTGTGTCAATCGGAATCTCACAAACTTCACAGGCATTCCACTTTGCCATGTCCATGTAGCCGTTTTCTTTTGCCTGTACCCAGATATTGAGCATCTTTGTCAGAAATGCAGTCATCTTCTCAGGAATACTTTTTGCAACCTTCCACGCATCCCTGATCTTTTCTCTACCATTTTCGTAACTCATCCTTATCGGATTTGCTTTTTCCCACAATCTCTCATCTTCCAGATTTTCAAGATTCTCTTTATAATCCTCCGGATCAACTTCACAAATATCAACCAGATATTTATCATTATCAATATCTATATCCGGATTAAGTATCTTTGAACAATATGTATACTCCTGTGTGTAGCAGGGATAGGTCAGATCCATTCCGGCTGTCGTAATGATCATCAGTAACGGCTCTTTTGTATTAGAGCCAAGTCCTAGATCATAGAATTCAGTTGTTTTATGCTGATGATATTCGTCCAAGATCAACCCGGCCGGATTAGTACCATCACCATTCTGTCCGTCTTCCTTCGACAGAGCTTTGATAAAACTGCCTGTTTTTCTATGAAAGACTGCATCACGTGTGAGCTTGAATTTAGTCTTTAACGGTGAATTATTCAGCATTAATTTTGCTTCATTCAATATGATTTTTGACTGATCGCGCTTAGTACCTGCTGTATAATATTCGTAATTTTCCTGATTTCGAGTAGACCAGACAGATATTTCATATAAAGCTACTCCTGCTTCCATTTGTGACTTTGCATTTTTTCTTCCAACCTCTATAAACGATTGTCGGAATCTTTTATATCCAGTTGCTCTTTCTCTCCAACCATACAATTGGCACAAATTGAATTTCTGCCATACCGTTAAGACAATCGGCTGTCCCGCAAGATCTCCTTTTGAATGTCTGAGCAGGCTGAACCATTCAACAATTCCATTTGCTTCTTCTTCATTCCAAATGTAAGGCCACGGCTCCTTCAAGCTTAAAGCTGCCTCTTCTTTTTTGCAGTCCTCTAAAAATCTCCTGCAGGCCCACTTATGTTTCTTTCCGGATATTATTACGCCGCTAAGGCACTGCCTGGCATATTCCTGTAATTCCTCTTTAATCGTCATATATTACCAAACTTCTTTGTAATATCTTCTTGTGTTTTATCTGTCTTTATAGCTGCTGCCTTCAGCCTTGCATCTATAGTTAAGCCACATAATGAAGCAAATCTTCTCATTTCCTCAGCATATCCTTTCTGGATATCTACCATAGGATTCTTTACCACAATCACTCCATTACGTGTCTCGCGATCTATGTAAAATGTCTGATCTCTTAAAATATTTGTAGCTTTTACATAATTTGCGAAAGCATTACAGTAGCCGCCCAGGTTATTTCTATCCAGATTTCCAATAAGATTTATTTTTTTCAGTTCTTTTACGATTCTTTTCCATTCTTTCACTGCCACTTCATCGATTAGCCAATCCGAAGGTCTGCTGAGCTGGCTCGATCCGGTTTTTACTTTTTTTTCTTCATTTTTTCTGCGTTCCATGCTTATCACAGTGAGGTTTCCTCTCTGCATTTCCAATGGTTTTCTCGGTCTTCCCACTCTCATTCCTCCTTTCTGCCAACTTTTTTTAAGTATTTAGAAATTTGTGTGAAGAAAAGGGGCAGTGCGGTCTGGAGCAATCGCTCCAAACTTTTACACCGCCCCCTGCCTTACCAATTCACGGTATTCGTTCAGCATTTTCTGTAATTCTATCTGTATTTTTCCTTTATCTGTTTTATATATTTGCTCTATTTTACTGTGTGTGTCATGATTCAAGCTCATAAGATTATCCGGATCATTTCTTTTATTCCAGTCATCCCTTAATGGAATTACGTGGTGGACAGTATCCGCCCGTATCACAACGCCTTCTGTCATATACATGTAAACATCTATGTATTGATCCATGTCCAACACATTCTCTCTGATTCGTTGCCATTCTGCACTATCATAAAACTTCTTACTCTTATTATCCCGACTGTATCTGTCATACTCTCTGTGCCTTTCTTTCTGACATGGACATCTGCTGCCGGTCTGTATTCTCTTCCCACATCGGCTGCATCGTTTATATATTGGCATAAGCTCACCTCTCAAATACTGTGCACGCTGTATGAAAATTGGCATTAGAAAAGCACCCCGAAGGGTGCTCTATGTTAGCATATATTTACAAACATATTATTCCTAATCTATCTATCTCTTCCCAAATGTCAAAAGTTCTAAGTACATCACATTCAAGATCCGTATATAATTTACCATTTCGCACACTCCACGTTATTGGAACTTTACATTGGTTCTCAATATTCTTCATTACAATAGCTATTTCCTTCTTTGTTATTCCTGGTTTTAACTCAATTATAATTGAATTATAACTATTCGTCATTTTTAAATCTCTAGTATTTCTTTGCTCCATTTTCAATTCCTGAATATCCTGCATCATACTACGAATCATAATTTCAAGTTTATCTTCGCTTGACATTGAATCATGGGAAATATCAGCAGCCATGGCTTGCCATATTTTTATAATTGAATTTTCTTTACCATCCCTTGTTGATATAATCGCTTCTGTTATTTTTTTTCTCGCCTCAAGTATATTTTCATACAATCTATCACTTTTATAATACACTGTATTAATACCAGATATATCAAATATTTTATCAGTTTTATCATCTTGAACTAAAACAACAGGTTTGTCATATGCCTGCCTTATCCCAAGTTCATACAAAACATTTGGATTACGATTACTTAAATCACATATTGCCATAGGGCATCTATATAATGCGTCAAATATTTTTTTCATTATCGAATCACATATTTTGTTTTCATCAACTCTATAAGCCTCATATCCTGCCGATTCAATAGCTGGTTTAAAAATCTGAGCATAAATTTTATCAAAATGATCTGTTGGGTAATCACCTTGATCACTAATTGGCATAATAACAAAACACTGTTCTCTTTCTTTTTTTGTTTCCCCCATGATATTTCCTCCCACATATATTTTCTTCATAATACTACAAAACGTCCCATATTTCTACAGGACGTTTTGCAAAAATGTATGTAGTTTGGAATATGCTTTTCGGACCGGACACCAGTCATCGGGATAAGCATTAACCCGCTCCATGGGGAGATACTTATGAGAAAAGAAAATCGAACGTCTTGGATATCTCCAATTCGTTCATGATATACTATAGCATCTTTTATCGGGACATGTGGGACATTTGGGACAAACTTTAATTTTTTTCAAAAAATCTTTGAAATTCTTTCTTGATACTCTCTGCTGTTCCTCTGCGTCCCATCCGATCTGCTACCTGCTGCCAGGTCATTTCCTCGAAGATCTTGTATTTAATAATCCGCTGCATCCGGAATGGGATTGATATCATCCATACTTCAACCTGCAGTTTCAACTGCTCAGCCTTCTCTTTCTTCTCTCGTAGGATCTCTTTCTTGTTTCTGAGTCTGATATCGTCTGAATAAGAATATGTCGTTCCCTGTACTTTAAAATGTTGTGGGTTGTAAGGAAATTCCGGATTACTTCCAGATACAGTCTCATTTGCTGTGATACTCTTTCTTTCCTCCAGCTTGTGGATTTCTGCCTCAGTCTCTTTGATCACCTCACATGCATCTATGTACTCTTCCAGAATTCTCTTGTCCATGATGTCAGCCTCCCCGTTTCCATTTCTTCTTGGTTTTTCTGTCTCTGATCTCTGTTATCTCCAGTCCCATCCTGTATGCCATTGCCCGAAGGATACAGTAATCTCTGTATATCTGTTCTGGCATATGTCCTTCACCTCTAATAGCTTCACCAGCTGTTGGATCCGGATATCCTTCATGATTTCTGTATGCCATAGCTATTCACCTTCATCCTTTATGCATATATCCCAATATTCACAGGTCAGACAGCAATGTCTGCACTGTTTCTTTCTAGCTCTGAATATCCAATGTATTAATCTCTTCATTATTCCGTCTCCTTATAGCACTCCGGAAGTGGCATCCAGGCAATTGGTTTCCAGGATTCGCTTAATTTGCTTGAGGTTAATTCTGAACAGAATTCCTTTTCGTTTGTATAGAAAAGCTGTTTTCCCTCTTTCATATAATTCGTGAAAGCCTTGCAGACACCTCTTTGTCCAAATTTATTCTCAACTGTAAGTAACACTGGATAACCACAACAATTCGGCATATCACTGATCGGAATCCAGTTACTTTTATTTGGTTCTGCATCTTTGATATCTAATATCTCTATCATCTTTTCCTCTTTCCTTTTACATATTTCGAACATTCTGCTTCCGGCTGTCCCATATTCCGGCTATGGCCGGTTTTACCGTAATAATCGCATTTGTATACTTTTGCAAGCTCTTTCCGTGTTCCATAGATACATGTCCGACATTTCTTTGTATCAAATACTTTCTGCGGTTCTTTTTCTTTTCGGTATTTACCTAAGCCGTACTTCCTGATCCAGTTTGTTACCGTTTCCGAGCATGTTCCAAAATATTCTGCAATCTGTTTTGATGTGCATCCGTTCTGCAGCATCTTGATCACAACTTGTTCATCATAGGTGCTTTGCTTTGTTTTGGTCTTCAGACCGTATTCCTTCATTTTCTTGAATACAGTTCCTTGTGAGACTCCCAGCTCTACAGCAATCTGTGTCTGTGAGTATCTTTTATCTATGTAATTTTGCAATGTTTCTTTTGCTATTTCCACTTTATCCATATTGATGCCCTCTCAGGAAATTACGCATCATGGATTCTCTCCAGTCTGGCTTATGATCAGCACATTCATCATCATCTTCCACCAGGATCCCTTTGCGGTCGCAAAGGCCGTCATCATTGTCTTTACAGGTCTTACATGTCTTATCTTCCATACACATTCTCCTTATAAATAGCTCTTTCCGAATATTTCTATGAACTGCTGCCGGCTGTGCGTCCTCTCATACTCTTGCTGCCCGATCCGGTGCAACAGCCTCATTGTTTCCGGGCAGTTGTGCACTGCCAGCGGTCCCATTGTGTGGTGATCCAGGCAGAGCCATACCTTCATCCCAGTTTCTTCGGAATGTTTCCGGTTGGGTCCTCCAAATATATGATGCTCATCTATAAACAGATGTTTCTTGTAATTCCCGTCCAGGAGCATGCAGAGATAGCATGTCCCATTTTTCTCATGCAGAAGACTTTTGAGATGTTTCATTCTCTTCTTCTTTTTCTTTTGTGTCTTTGGAAAAATCAATCCTGACTGATCCATGTTCCGCTCCTTTCCGGAGGAGGCTATACAGGCACCTCCTCCTGTGTGAGATATATGTGATTTTAGATAGCACCCGTTACTTTAATTGCCAAAATGCAATATCCATCTTCCAGACCGGTATAATCTTCAAGTATGTATGTGATCTCTGTCTGGATGTTCCTGCCTGTATGCCTGCCTTCTTTGAATTCCATAAGGTCCAGGCTGTCTCCTACGTGAAAATTGTCATTCTTGCAGAACCAGAAAGACATCTTTCCAGAAAGAACATCATCGTAATATGATGCCGCCATCCTGAGCTGCTTCGTCTTCTTTGGCTCATCTGATGGAAGATGTTCCATTTTCTCCTGGTCTTCCTGCTCCTGAAGTTTCTTCTTTGTTTCTCGGTCAATCCTTGCCTGCTGCTTGTTATATTTCTGTTCCTCATTTTTTTGCGCCGGCGCAATTTCCGGTTCTGGCATATATTCCGGATGGTTCTGGATTCTGTCCTGTCCCGGTATCTGGTCTTCCTGCTCCTGGAGCTGTTCTGTCTGTTCGATTTTGTTGGACTCAACAGCTTCACCGAAGCAAGTCTCCCAAGCACGGTCTCCTGCTGCCCCTTCGAAGATCTGTCTTGTCCGGTCGGCAAATTCCTGGTATGTCATCTTTACCGGATCATCACCAAACACTTTTACAAGGATTTCTGTGTCCATGCCATAGAACATTAGGAATACAGTTCCTTTCCGGTAACTCCTGCTGCCAGATGGGGATATCATTTCTGCAAGATCTCTCATTTCCATGTCGGATCCAAAGAATGTATTCATGGCATCCCGGTTGTCATGCCAGAATTCGTATATGGTCGCCTGTATCTTTTCTTCTGTTGTCTGTGCATTCTTCCAGTCCAGAAGATTGTCCGGATTTGATTCATTTTCCCTGTTGAACCGGTTCAGCTCACGGATATCTTCTTTGTGTGCTTCCGGCCGGATCATCTCGTGATCTTCTTCTGGGATCTGCAGCATCTCTTCCAGCTGTGATCGGTTGTAATCTTTATACTCATCCCTCAGTTCCGGAGTATCACCGGGCACGGAATATTTTTCATATACACGGATGAACCGGCTTGTCCCTGTTGCACTCATGCCATATTCCGCTTTGGCAAATTCTGCGATGGTATTGTAACCATCGTTTTTGTATGCTCCGGATTTATCTATTCGGCTCAGCTGCCATCCGATCCGGACAAAGCTCTTTACGATTGTTCCCAGATTGTTTTTGATATCATTTTTGCACTGTATGTAATCATCCAGGCTCAGCTGCATGTATTCCATTGTGTTCTCCCTTCCTTTTATGCTGTCTGTTTCTGCATTCTCTTTTTATTCCTTAACTGCTCTGTATAGTTATCCAGCCATTCCTTCATGTTTTTCTTATCCGGTTTGCAGTCCTTGTTTCCGTACCATTGCAGGATGCGATTTCTTCTTGATTCGATCTCCACTGTGATATATGGCTCTTCCGGAGCAATCTTAAAGCGTAACATCAGGATATAGCTCTCGCCCTCATTGTGTTTCCGCAGGTAATTATCACCGCCGACACAATGGTGAAGAGTCCTGCCTTCCATCACGATCTCCGATGCCGACCGTGCCGGACGGATGATATAACTGTCGTCCTCGAAAAGATATTCGTTCCTGAGCTTCCTATATTCTGACCGGATGTTCGGAAATCTCCGTTCTGCTTCTTTAAGCCGCTTATCCGCTTTATCCTTGTTTGCTTCTGCTGCCATCCTGTCATGTGCATCCTTTAAGTCTCTCGGGAACTGGTATACTGTATTGTTCAGGTCGTAACCAAGACTCAGCCGCATTTCAAGATAATCCATGTAAGTGCGCGCAGTCTGTTTCAATTGTTCGCTTGACATGCCGCACAATGTCCCATACTGGCATCCTGCATACTTTGCAATATGGTTTAATAGCTTCTGCAGGTTTATATATCTGGTTGCCATCTCGATCTGTCCGCCTGTCAGTTCCAGTTCGGCCAGCTTTTCAATCTGCTCCTCCGTCCATATCCTCTGCAGTCTTTTCTCTGCTTTCATGATCTGCAACATATGGATATTCCCTTTTGTATGGATCAGCTGTTTTACACGTTCTTTTCGTATTCCCAGAAAATCATCTGGCCGTGTAGCGTCCTGGTCAGTTACAATCCCATATCTGCAGTTGACCAGTTCTGTGACCACATCGGTTAATCCCATCTTAGTCAGTATTTCAATCTGCGGTGTCTCCATGTATCTTTGCAGGTACATCCTTGGATCTGTCTTTCTGACTGCTGCCGCGTATTCTTTCAGTGCACAGTATTGATATGCTGTTCCCTGCAGTTCCTGGTATGTCTCTGACAAGATCGGTGCAGGATGTATCGTGATATTGGCATTTCCATACAGATTACAGTCATCCCAGTAATCTTCTCCGGAATACCAGCTATGCTTATGGAAATCTGTCTGTGTATTTTCTCCCGGTGCCAGATATGTCCTTGCAACCTCCACGCCTGACATTTCTTCGTAGGCACCATGCATCTCATCACCATTTTCCCCCGCCAGAATCTCCAGAGTCCATTTTTTGGAGACTTCCAGGTACCGCATGACTATGCCTTTTTCTTTGTATTTCTGTCCAAGAAAAAGATGGATTTTCCTTTCATGGCTGCCTTTTACTTTTCCCTGACACTTATAGATTCCGGAAGCTCCACACAATTTGCATCTTCCTATGTTTCCTTCTCTCGGTTCTTCCACCCGTCTCATAAACTGGCTTTCGTAGGATTCTCCGGGTTTCCATCTCGCATCGGTTACCCCGCCGCATTTACTGCATGCGATCTGTACCATGCTTCCCCGTTTCTTGTAGTACAGGTAATGCTTGTTCCTGAAATATACATCATCTGCTGTTTTAAGGATTTTTTTCTCCGGCAGGGGCTTTGTATTCCTGATCCTTTCTTTCAATGCCTGCTGCCGACGTTCATATTTTCTTTCTTCAATCTTTCTCCGGGCAGTGATCGTGATATCATCCTGTTTTTTCTTGACATAATCCCACCAGCGGTCTTCGTCCCACACTCTGGATTTGCAGAAGTTCTTTATCCGGTTCATATCATCTTCACTTTGGAGGACGTTCTTCTTTTTCTCGTTCTCCCATGTATCTCGGCTATCCTCAGGCGGTGTCCAGATCAGTCCTCTCCAGCCACCGCCCGTCTTAATCCTCTGTTTTGACCAGCTTTCATCCTTTGGAAAATATGTACCAAAATCCTTTTTCGTGACCACGATCCGGACCAGCGGAGTTTCCATTGATGTCTTTTTGTTCTGGTATACTTCCAGAAACAGGTGCTTCTCATGCCCGATTACCTTAACTGCCGTCACCCCGACATATTTCACATCTTTTTTACAGATTACGGAGGGCAGTTTCAGATATGGGATCTTCTCTATCGTTTTCTTCTTCATTTATTGCTGCCTCCCAGGTAATATTCTCGGATCATCTTCTTTGCCTCTGCAGTTCCCGGTATACCGAAGTCCACCCTGCTGGCATTGATTCCAGCTTCTTTCACGATTTTTTTATCTATAGTAATCCGGTTTGCAAACGAATATTTCAGCAGCACTGCCATACATCCTGTTAAACTCTTGCCTTTCTTTCTCACCTGGTGCGCCATCATCGGTTCTTCCATGCACAGACCTTTGATGTATTCCACCCAGTCGAGCATGAGCCCTTTCAATTTCAGTTCTTTTGCCTCTGCATCCAGTTTTCCGACTGCTGCCGTGGTTGAATCGCACAGTTCCGGAATCATACCTTCCAGATACATCGCTACAAAATCTTCCGGAATCCCGTTCTCCTTTGCAAGCTCACGGATACTGTCCATGTCTTCCTCGTTAAACAAATTCTCGGCCAGCTCATTGATCTCTTTATAGCTGTCCATTTCTCCAAATTTATCAAACATACATATCTCCCTCTTATCCACATGCACAAATCCACATTTCTTTCAAGTAGACCGTGCTTTTGCACTTTTTTATCCACATTTTTCAACTGGTTACAATTTGTAGCCGTTTCATTTCCTGTTTTTCCCTATTTCTTTCAAGTAGAGCCTGTTTTTGAATACGGCAGCATAGACTCAACTTTGAACCGGACTGCATGCGGTTGTAAAAGTCTCTCCAGTTGCTGCCACAAATCTGCATTCTTAAGCTCCTGACCGTTTCCTCTTTTCCATTCCGCCGATTTCCAGAGAGTCATCTTTCCATGTCCATTCGCCAGATAATGGCTGTCTGTATGGATTGTGATCATCGCCGGCCGGATCATCCTCTGCAGTGCCGCAACCGCGCATTCCATCACAAGCTGATGTCCTGTCACATCCTGTACGTCAGTCTTCTTCTCCAGTATTTTCCCCTGGCACACCAGGATATACCGGTACCAGGCTTTCCTCAGCTTTGGAGCATGCGAGGATGTGATCAGAAATATATGTACCTCCTGCATCTTTAAATCCTCCTTTTCAACTGCACTTTTCTTTTTGGCTCCGGAAATCTCGCCATCGTATATCTACGATACTTAAAGCCTGTCACCGGGTTGATTCCCTCGTGAATGGATATGATGTAATAACCTTTTCTTGGCTTCACTTCATTCTTCCATCTCACCAGTTTATCTACGTGAGGCTTTTTCAACAGCATGTTGCGACTGGTGTTGTAACTGGTTTTCTTCAAACGCGGCTTCGCCGGAGCGCCGTCCTTCTTTATTTCCTTTGTATGCTCATCTTTTGTCATGTAAGCAGCAAGCTTTGAAAAATCCTCATCGTATACTTTAGGTTCATTCCTGATCTCAACTGCATAGATCCCGCCTTTTTTCCATGCCTTCTGCATAATACTGGCAGTATCTCCAATCTCGTTCACCACAAAGTGGATATGCCATGCTCCTTTTGTGCCTCTTTCAATATTCCGGATCCAGAACAATTCCCTGTTTCGTTTCTTATACTCTATCCGAACGATCCGTATTGCCTTCTGAAAATCTTTCAATGCTGTTTTCATATCAGGTGGTCTGTTTGCCTGACTATACGTCCATGTACCAAAGCAATCGCCAACATTGAAATATTCCAACAGCTTATGCCTGCATCTCTTCACTTTGTTATTTATATTCACCAGACGCATCTGCTCTTCTGTAGGCTTTTTCTTTTTTATCCGTTTCTGTCCGGGAGCTCCATAATTGCCATCATGATTCTCTTCTATCTCAATGATCTTTCCATTCCGGAATCTGTACTCTTTTCTTCTGGTAGCCATAGTCTTATGTCCTAACTTTAATATCTTTATCAAGTACTATACGGGGCTGTTCCCCCCGTGAAAAAAGTCAAATAAAAACAGGATTTCTCCTGCAAGCTATTGACGTTATGTCCTCCGGATGGTAATATGTATATAGTGATTTTTGTCCGGAGGACATGATTTTTTTGGTCTGTACATTGCAGTGTACAGATCATTTTTTTATGCCTTTATGCATTGATATAAGTTCTCTCAGTTCTTCTGGCGTTCCAAGATCTTCATAAGCTCCAAGAAGATTAGCAACTTCGCCAAATACCGTAAGCTCCTCCTGCTGCCATTCCAGCCTTAATGTTTTCTGTGTGCTCATCTGGATCCTGTACGAACCATTTGGATTTTTTCTTGTTAGTCTCATTCTTTTTTCCTTTAATCAACAATTTCTCCATACATGCCACCGTTTGGCTATGTACACTGCTACGATCAGTGCCAGTGCTCCGGCAAGCTGTTCGCCTGCATTGTTCCAGATCCAAAATGGAAGATAGCTTGCACATCCTCCGATCAAGATGGAATCTATTAAATCTTTCATGCTTGTCCTCCCTGCTGCCTTTATCCGGCAGCCCTCTTTTCGTAGTTCATTGCCTGCAATGCGTTTTCCACGCGCTCTCGGATAATCTCAGATGCTTTTGCACCTGATACCTCCTCTTTTACACCATTAACCTGTATTCTGGTGATAAACTCTATCTTTCCCACATTCTCACCTCCCTGTGATATGGTATGAAATGTGCCTGTCTGCGGTTCCTAGGTCGAAATTTATCGAATTTTGCCGAAATAAGTCGAACTTTGTAGCACATATTGTTTTATATGTTTTAGTCTCCTATACTTTATTCACAAGGCACTGACATGCCTGAGTAAATAAGGAGGAGAATATTTATGTCTGTAAAAATACCTTATGCGTATAGCAATGGTACACTTTCTGTAGAAGTAAGACTCAAACATGCTGCTGATGTATTTTTAGTAGATACGGTAAACTACCATAAATATCAAAAAGGCGAACGTTTTAAATATTATGGTGGTCATTATACAAGAACTCCCGTTCGCATCACCGTATCCGGTGTTGGCAATTGGTATTTAATTGTCCAGGGCAGTGAATATGAATATCGTTTCTACTAATCTGTTTTCCATGAGGCCCCACAGATTGTGGGGTCTCATTCCCTATTTAAAGTCGCATTTTTACACATATACTCTTCAACTTCTTTCATGCAGTCTCTAAGATTAGAAATTGTCATTCCTTTTTCTTCTACAAAACGAATAACTTTCCTTTCTAGTTCCTCTGCATCTTTATGTATCATAAGTTTTTCTTTCTCCAC